GGCTTCCGCCTTGCGCACCGCCTGCACGGCCTTCACGACCGCCGTTGCGGCGGTCCCGATGGAACCGACCAGGGTTGCAACCGCAGCAATATCAATCCCGGTAATATCCATTCTACGACCCCAAAATAGTCATCGCGTCAGTTTCCTTCTCCGGCCACAATTCCGCCTTCACCTTTATGGTCTGCAAAGCCCACAAGATGCTGTCGGCGTAAGGAAGAACGATTTGCAAATGGATGTTTCGAACATCCGGCAAAGGCGACCTGGTGCTGTCCGGCACATCAACCGAACCGGACCAGTGCGTAGGGATTACCGCGTTGGACCCGGTAATTGCGCCAGCGGCATCGTGGAAAATTCGCTGGAAATGACCATAGACCGAGTCAGTGCCTTTGTCTATGTCATAAGCCATAACTGCCAAGTCCTGCACATAGCCAGGAAGAAGCGTGCCGCTGTCCGAGTAGGTCAGGTCAAACCTAAAATCAAACCTGCCACCATATCCCTTCGGGACAGCAAGTTTTACCAAGCCTTCATTTCCAACCAGCGAGCGGTTTTCTATGCTAACCCAGCCCGTGGAGGCCTTTGTGAACCTTTCGGATAGTTTTCCAAATTCCAAAGCCCGTGAACGCTTCCCGATGGGGTTGGTTGGTCGCACCACGTAGATGAGGTCGCCGCCCTGCAAGTCTTCAAGCCTGGGCAGCATGGAAAGCGCAATGGGTGCATCGGGTATTTGTCTATCGTAAGGCATAGGGGAGTCCTCCGTTTAAGTTATCCATAAAATTTTAGTTTGTCCGAAGTAGTGGCATTGTGGCTACCTAGCAAAGAATCTGCTTGACGAGTTTCGCAATCAAGAATGCACCGAACGGAGAAGGATGCAACCTGTCAAGCGTGTCCGCCTCGTTCACTTTCGCCTGCGTTTCGTTCGTTACAATTCCCGAAGCACTATAAGCGTCCGCAATTTTCACGTTGTATATGCTTGCGATTTCCTTCAGTTTGTCCACGTAGTCCTTGAGTGTAGCACCTGCCGTATTAGTCACATAACTAAAAGTGCCGTCTCCAGCGAAAGAAACATCGCCATAATGGCAGGGAGTCACCCACACGATAGGTATGAGTGGGTATTTTGTACGCAACATCGTCATAATGGTGTGCAACGCACCGCAGTATGTCACGCGCTCACTTCTCCCCGTAGTAATCGCTCCGAGTGTCTTATTACTAACAAAGTCATTTATCGTGCAGTTCACCACGACTACATCTGCCGTGTCGCTCGTCCCGTCAATCTGCGTGTACAAGTCCTTCAGCGGGTCGGAGTTCTGCGAACAAGTCGCTCCACCATATCCCTTGTTAATGTTTGTTGTTCGGAGAATGTTCGTAATAGCCTCGTCCAGAGCACCATACTCAATAAAGGAGTCCCCGAACAATAGAGCCTTTTTACCTTCATATGGATAAGATATTGCAGATAACTTATCAATCACCGAGTCATTGTCCACGACCATCTGCACCTTGATGCCTACGCTCCAAGGCGCATTCGCAATAGACGATACAACACCTCCAGCGGTGCAGTTCGCTATCGTCAGGTTGCCGTTGATTGTAGTCGGCACGTAGTATATAGTGCCAACATTGGACTTGATGCCGACAAGGTACTTGTCTCCATCGTTGATTTCTTTGGAGAGGTCTATGTGTACCCATCTACGTGATGCACTATTCGTAATAGTGCCAAGCGTTTCATTCGTGCTTCCGATGGAGTTCTTGACAAGCACCACATCGGATGTCCTGTCCTGTGGCATATAGACATCAACGCCAACTATTTTGCCCTTCGGGAGCAGTTGATTCAAGCACCATACATTCGTGCCAGTGTTGAACGTGGAGAGAGACCTGCGGGACACGTTGTCCGAACCGAAAGTAACCGTCACGCTCTGCGCTTGCTCTCCCAGCTCCTTACTTTTTGCAAAGTATTTTATATTGAGTTTTTTTCCGTCCGCCTCGTTTTCATTATTCACATCAACGTAGTAGTCGGCAGGGATATTTTCGTAAATAATCCGCACCGGAATAGACCACGACGCAGCGTTCCCGATCGTAGTTATTAAGTTGGATGAATTTACGTTAAGTACACGAAGGTTCGCATCTCCAGCATCGCTCGGGCTATATGTTACCAGTCCACGGATGCCGATATACTTGTCAATCGCCACATAGTCAAGATTGGCTCCTACCCACGCATAGTCGCCCGTAGTATTGTTTACACTTGCAAGTTCTTCTACACTCTCACCGATGGCGTCACCGCAAGCCATAATTTTGATTGTCTTGTTGTTCTCAATCCAAAATTCTACACGCTTGATGCGGTTGCGTACAAACTTGTCCTTATAGCACCATACATCGTAGTTTGTTTGATATGATACCTTGTCGGATGCAGTTGTGACACCATCGTCATCAATGGAGTAAGTGTTTATTTTATCGTCAATATCTACTTCATCTAAGCCGTAAATGCTTCCGAGTGCATTCTGTGCAGTCTCCCGCAGCAGGTCGTCCTTCGGCATCTTCGCCGTGCCGCTAGGTCCGTCCACGGGTATCATGTCGCCCGTGCGGAAAGCGGTGATGCTTGTCGCCCAGTCCTTAAACCTTTTGAATAACATAGACATTTTTATGCCCTCCGTTTAATTTGTTTCAAAACTTTCGTTTGTTGTCAAGTAGTCAATCCCGACCACCACGTTGTTCAAATCGTCTACAATAAGGTAGCCCTCATCGTCCACCATGGCATACTCGGTATCCGGCCACCGCTGGTCAATCACAATCGGCTGTCCGTTGTCCTCCAGGACTATGAGCCCCCAGAGTTCCCCATCCTCGCAAGAGAGGAATGTGCCTTGGCCGAACTGGACGCCAGATGCAGCCGCGATATTTTCCAGGTCCTCGGCATCTATCTCCGGGGAACCCTGCAAAAGAACAAAATAAAGCCCTGCTGGCCATACCGGGAAAAGACCGACATCGGTAATGCCGAGCGCAAGCTCGAAATAATTGTAGACCGCCTCAAGAGTAGGCAGGTCCTCGGTTCCGGTTCCAATCCTTATGCGGGAGCGGAACTGGTCGTCAGTTTCTCCAACGCGGCGGGTAAATCCTCCGGCATAGGCACCGTAAAAATCGAGCAGCGGGCCGACGGCATCATCAAGTGTAAAAGAGTCTCCGATTTCGTGCAGGGCCTTCTCGATTTCGTCGGCCATCGCAAGGTCGCAATCTATCAAGCCGAGCAGTTTCTCGCTCCGCTTATATTGCTCGGGCACATACTTTCGCTGCGCTTCCGAATAGCTTGTGATGACTTTGCTCATTATGCCTGCACCCTAAAGACTTTAATCATTTTCGAGGATAGTCTCGATCCGGTCCTCTTCGAGAACCGCATACGCGAACGGCGGGATAGTCAGCGCGGCTTCCCACGAGTAGTCGTCGGAGGAAGGAACCGTGTCCGGGCTGTCCGTAATGGCGACGTGCGCCATCGCCACGCCTACGCCAGCCACGAGCTCGTAGATGCCGCCCGGAATTCTTGTCGGGATAACATCCTTGCCCAGCGTGTATTGCTTGTCGGCCCATTCGACCATGGCCGTCTTGATGGCATCAGCTCCGGGGAAAACTTCTTCGTCATAGACATGATAGTAGAACTTGACCCAGAGATACTTCGGTGTCGGCCTGCTGAAGGAAATCTGCTGCTCGAAGCCGTGGCTATCCGTCACGTTCACCGAGGTATTTCCCCAGGACTGGATGCCCGATGGCTGGTTCTCGTAGATACAACGGGCCACATCGGCATCGGTGCCGCCAACGACAAGGGCGGTAAAGGCTTTTCCGGGAATTCCGTTTACGTCGGTATCGAAGCCGCGGTTGCTTATTACCTGGGCCGAGGTCACGCCGGAAACATCGAGCAGGGCCGCCTCGGTGGCGGGGTCGGTAGCCTTGCTTTTCTTAACCTTCGCGGCAGCTTCTCGGCGCACGCGGAGCGAGGCGTCGGTTTCGGTATCGGCGCCGGGAGTTCCCGCCTCGTAGTTGTAGACCGAGCTCCAGCCATCCACGCTCGTAGGGATGTTGTCGAGCTCCCCGATTTCGCAGGTCTGCAACCCTTCATTGACGGCTGTAAAAGATCCTTTTTTACCGGCAAGAACAATAAAATCGGAAGGCATCGAGCCTGTAATGCCAACGGGCGAATCGTCCATAGAACGAACGACAATTCCTCGTGTCGTAATTTCTGAATAGCCACCGGCATTATGTATGGCGGTGGCCAGGACGGCGATATTGCTTGCGCTTGTCGAGTTGTTCAGCGTCACATCGCCAAACGTGAAATGGAAAACGTACTCCGTATTCTTTTCGGATCCGTTATCCACGATCATGAGCTCGTCGCAAGAGGCGCGGGAAATCGTCACGGTCTCGTCAAGCGAGAAATTCAGGTTGCCGCGCTGACGCGTTGCGAGGGAGCCGGCCGGAATAGTCGCGCTATCACCGCTTGTATAGAGGACGGCATCGACGGTGCAGGGCATGGCCGGTTTACGCGAAA